TCAGAGTATGCGTCATATTCGTCAAGATATGGGCTTCTTGTTGGGCTTTTTTTAGGATCAAATCCATAAGGATCTCCAACAATGTCGAAACCTCCATCGGGGTTATTTTTAAAATTAAATAAAAACTGTTGCCATTCTGGCAACGCAGGTTTTAGTTCTTGTTGCCTATTTTGGGGCATACGTTATTTTAAAAGTTCTTCTAACCGTTGTAATTCTTCAAGGTTTTTACTAAAGTCTTTTGAAGGTGCTTCGTTTGCTCTAATTAAAGATTCATCATATCTTGTTTTAGTTTGTAAAAAATTACGACGTTTATTTATTCGTTCTAATTCTCGGAGGTCACCTAATTCCTCCATGTAACTTTTTCCTGGGGAAGTGTTCATGATGCCTTCGTCTGCAGGAGTTCTTGCACCAATAGTATTTGGATTAAATTCTTCTTGCGCCTTACGCGCATATTTAGGAGTATCTTTAGCGTTTGCGCCTCTCTTATAAAATCCTCTAGCCAACGCTCCACTGCCGTAATGGTATTGAAACAATTCTCCTGTCCTTGGGTCTTGATACCATGTTGCTTCAACTTGTTTACCTGTTTGTCTTAAAGGAATTAAACTTTCTAATCCTTCTTCGGCAGAACGTGTTGGTCCTGGATAAGGTCGTCCACGGTTTGTGGTTGCTTTAGTTAATGCTTCGGGAACATTTTTAGACCCTATGGGATAGTAGGGCAACTGTGCCCGTTCCGTAGCGGAAATACCGCCCGTGTTTCTTGCGTTTTCTAACGGCAACTGTCTTTGCGTAGGAACGTCTATATTAGTATTGCCACGCGGTCCACGGTTCGTGGGTGATGGAGTTTTCGACACGGGCATCGGAGCGCGACCCACGACATCCGTACCAACCCCTGATCCTGACCTTCCAGGAAGTTTACTACCTATGTTTCGTATTGCTTGATTTACCATATCCCCACCAACAGCACCGTAAGCTTTGTTGAGAGGTCCCGCGGCTCTGCCTACAAAGTTAGCTAACCACGCGGGTGCCGCTACGGGAGCCGTTCCTAATCCTGTTAATGTACTTAACAACAAAGCATCATCTTTGTATAAATCGGAGGTGTCTATTTCTGATCGGGAGTACTCACGTTCTTGCCTATTGCCCCTAGCAAATTCTTCGGCGATGTCTTGGAAGAGTTCTTCTATTCGGCTCATAAGTAAAGTGGTTAATTTATTGAGTGGTCTCCTTAGCGATTATCTTAATCTATTACGGTAGGTGCTGTAAAGGTTAGTCAAACTCATCTAGTAACTGCAGCACGCGGTTTAGCCCGTGCTTCGGGTTTTGTTTTGTACGCGCCGCTGCTGCGCGGATCTCGGGCAGCGAAGCGCGGAGCAATTCTATCGTGTAAGGGCTCGCGCCGCCTAAATCCGTACCACCCCTAGTTTCCGCAAAAAATTTACTGATTAAGCCGTCCAAGTTTTGATTTACGCGGGACGTGGTTGCTCCGCGGCGTTTATTGAATCGTTCAAGACCTTTACCCGTTCCGCCGCGCGGTCCACGACTTTGCATGATTGACGGTAAACCCTCTAATGCTTCTTTTGCGCCTTGCGGAATCATCGCACCAACTTTTGATACCCCTGTATTAAAAAGTGCCGAGAGAGCTTTTAACTTTGCGGCTGGTGCTGCAAGGGAGAATTCTTGTAAACCAGGATCTTCGTCAGCGAGTTTTAAAACTTTTGCAATTTCCTCGTCGTAGTCGGACTGCATGATTTCTTGTTCTAATTCTGATAAACGGTCTGTTGCCATAGTAAAGCGGTTAAATGGATAACAAGTTTCCTATAATATACCTCGAAAATATTTTTTCGCAAAATTTTTTTAATTTGGAAAATACAAAGGATTATGAGACTGACTCCAGGAGAGGGCGGGTGGGACCCGCGGTAGCGCGCTAAGGGGGGGTTACCCCTTTACTATAGGGGCTAGGTATATACGTTCAGTAGAGCGCGTTTATGTAGCTCTAAGGTAGGCTAAGAAGGTTAAGTTAAGGTCACTAAACTATAGGCGTTAAAAAGTACCCTTAGGCTCTTAGGGTCATTGCCTTTGGAAAGCTAGGTTAGATTAGCTAATGCTTATATAACCGAACTTCACTAAGTGGTTACGATAGTAAGCGCATATCTTGTTAGCACCTTGAACAGTAATTAAACCATTCTTAAGCAGTATAGAACCCATGTTAGACTCACCTTCACCGCATAGGCTCTTAGCGCCGTTAAGCGGTAAGGTATCGCCGTTACGCAATAAGGTTTCTATTATCTTCTGCTCTTGCGCGGGGCAAGCTGACTTAGAACCTTGCGCTTGGTCTATCGCTGTAGGCGTACGTAAGAGTGTCCATACTTCATTAGACCTAGAACCACCTTTAGACGGGCTAGCAGTAAAGTTAGCGTCTATCTTTGCATGATGCGCTGTATTAGAAGTCTTAGCTTTTTCAGTTACCATATCATTTAGGTTAGTTAGTTATTGGCTAACTAGCCTTAGTTAAGTAAGCTTAATTGCTTACATGTATCTATAGTATATTAAACCGCTTTACTTGTATACCCTTAAGCCGTAAATAATTAACTTTATTTTATAGCCTATAAATCCTATAAATCCCCCGTCGGTGCGTCGGTCCGTCCGTCCGTCGGTGCGTCGGTCCGTCCGTCCGTCGGTGCGTGCGTCGGTGCGTCGCTCCGCGACCGATAGACCGACCGATAGACCGACCGATAGACCGACCGATAGACCGACCGATAGAGTAGAGTGAAAGGGGAAGGGTAAGGGAATAAGTAGTAACGGCGCGGAGCGCGCGACCGACCGAGTAGAGTAGAGTAGAGTGATAGAGTAGAGTACAAAAAAGGCGACCGAAGTCGCCCTTTTCGTTAGCGTGGGTTAACTAATCGAAATGAATCCGAGTTTAATCATCTTCGCTCTATAGTGAGTAAAGATTTTTCCTGGGGTCTGCTCAGTTACTAATCCGACCGCGTCTAATTGGCTATTAAGCCCTGCCGCGTCTTCGCCGCAAATTTGACGAATAGTCAATCTGTGGTTTTTAGCGGCTACCAGACATTCTACAATCTTCTGGGCTTGGGGAGCTAGTTCGCTCGCTCCATCAGTAGTTAATAATTGTACTACTGCGTTACTGTTAACACTTCTAGACGCTGACGCTTTAAAGTTAGTGTTAATCTTTCCAGCTTTTGAAGTAGCTGTAACTTGGTTTTTCGATGTATCCATCTTTCTTTCTCCTTTCTAGTTAATTCTTAAATAACCTTTATTTAAGAATAGGTATATTATGGCTTACAACCAAAGGAAAGTAAAGCACTTTAAACAACGGCGCAACGGGTCAGGTTTTGAAAAAAGCAAAGGAAATAATTAAGAAACTAAAGGGGAAGGGTAAGGGAATGACCCGCGCAGCGGGCGACGGATTGACGGATAGAGTAGACCGAGTAGAGTAGACTACGACGGAGTGAAGTCGCCCTCGATCACGTTCGAGTCCGTCGCTCGTTTCTTGATCAACTCTTCGAGTCGAGTGAGTATGTCGTCCTTGGACATCAGATCGATCTTCGCGGTCAGGATCTCGCGTCTATCGATGTACAATCCGCCAGCCTTG